CAAAAGGAAAAACAGATTGCTTTTTCCTGGGAGTGGTCGCGGCCCAGAGTTGCGTGGGGCGCCGACACCCACAAATCACGGCTTACGATCACTGCGCGGGATAATGGCGCAAGAAGTGTGCCTATGTCAAGCAGCATTTACTCGTCTGAGCTTGACGCCTGCGCCGACTCGGCGGCCTGCCCCTGAAGCGCTTCGTCCATCGCGCCTTTCGCGCCGTCGGACGCCTTGTCCTCGATGTGCCCAGACTTCGGCCCGCGCTTCTTCACGTGCATGTGCGTCATCTGCACCTCCATGCGCTTGCCGGTGCCGTCGCTGTCCTGATGCTTAGAGACAACGTGCGCATGGCCGCGGATGTGAACCTTGTCGCCAACCTGAACGTGCTCGACGCCCAGCTTGTCCATCTCCTGGTCGCCCAGGGTCATGCGCGTGCCGTGCGGGTAGCGCGCGGTGCCGCCGCGCCCTTCGGCCGCCGGCATCATATTGATTTCGTCCTTGTCGGACGGTGTGCGCTTCAGATCAATCATTCCCTTGGTCATGGTAGTGTCTTCCCATCGTGCATCAGGCGAATTTCGCAGTTCAGCATGGGTTGGATACCTGCCTTCCTGCACATAGCCGAGAAACTATAGTCTTCGGATAGCAGGAAGTCACCTTCGATGCAACCATTGAAGAACTGGTAGTTCGATCCGTAGGGGGCTGCAAGCTTCTGGTCGATGATCGTCTGTAACGCGCTGCGGCTGATCTTCAGGAACCCGCAGCCGACCAGTTTCGCCTTCAGAAGCCCTGTTCGGGGCATCTTGTCGACGGGTATCTTGTCGCCAAACTCGTCGCGGCAGATCCACTCGGGCGGTCCGTGACCAGGGTACAGTCCGCTGACGACTGGATGCGGTGTGGCGACCAGGTCCAGTAGGTTCTGTCGGGACCAGCCGATATCTCCGTCGATAAAGACCAAATGGTCACAAGGCGACTGTTGCAAGAAAGCATTGGCGAGTGTGTTGCGAGCGACATATATATCTCCTTGACCGGACAACGGCATCCAGCCGCGGTACGCACCGTTGGACTGGAGCATGCTGACCACATACTCGAAGTTCACGGCGCGACCGCGCAGCGGCGTCGCGATCATGCAATTTGCCGGAGTCGTATTGAAAATGCCGGCAGGCAGCGCGTCCTTGTTCGACTCGTCGCCGAAGTTTGGGCCGGCCATTACTGGTTCATCCCGGCAAGCGCCTCGTTCACCGCGTCCAGCATCGAGCCGGCGTCCTGTTTCAGCGCGCCGCCGCCCGCTGCCTGGGCGCTGCCGCCAGCGCGCATTGGCTGGCGGGTAGGCGCTCTCGGCGCAGCGCGCGCGGCCGCGGGCAGACGCAGATTCTTGTACGCCTGATCAAACGCGCCCTTCCACTGAGAGGGAGGGATCGTCTTGAAGATCGGCTGAAGGATTGGCACCAGCGCGGCGCGCTTGGCGTCGTACTGCGGATCGGACGCCTGAAGCTGGGCCTCAAGAGTATTCAGGTCCGTGCGCGCAGTGGTCAGTTCGACTTCCGCAGCATGCCGGGCCTGCGCCGCGGAATTGTGCGATGTTTCAATCTCGGTGCGGAACGCCTGCCCATTGCGCGTGCGGGCAATCTCTTTGGCGTACTGCGGCGTGACCTGACCCTTGGCGACGGCTTCCTGCAAGTCTGGGTGCTTGGACAGCACATCGCTAGGGGCGCGCTCTTTGCCGAGTAGCGTCGCGAGCCGGTCCGCTACTGACTCGACCATCTCAAGCGCGCGGGCCTGTGTGGCCGGGTCTTTGCTGTTGAAAGCCGCCATGAACTGCAACAGTTCGCCGTACTGCTCGGGCGTAGTGCCGGTAGCCTTTATGCCGTCAATCAGGTAGCCGAAGTCCTGCGTGGCTTTTTCGAACTTCGCAGTCGTGTCCTTGTTGGTGTCGATCAACGTGCGGATGCGGTCCTGCGTCTCTTTCTTGAGGTCCTTCGGAATAGCATCGTTCAGCGCGTCGGGCTTTTTGGCCTCGACTGCATGCTTATCACCTTGCTTGTCGACGGGCTTGGCAGCGCCCTTGTCGCCTTCGGTCTTGGTGAACTTGCCGGTAACCGGGTCACGGACCTTGCCGGCTTCGTCAGATTGTTCAGCCGCTGCCGCGTCCGGTTTTCCTTCACCAGTGCCGTCTTCAGCCACGTCATCAGCAGGCGTATCAGCACCCTCTGAAGCATGGCCGTCGGCATCAATATCGCCGCTGTCAGCAACGCCCGTATCCGGCGCGGTTCCGTCGAGTGTTCCACTGGTGTCTCCAGTTTCCATGGCGTGATCAATCACGTCCATCAGGTCAGGGGGTGTTTCGGTGGGCATGTGGGGTGCTCAGGTTATCGTGGAGGTAGACCAGGCGGGGCGCCCGCGATCGGGCCGGCCGTTGGGGGCGCCATAGCTGGCGCGCCCGCTGTTGGGGCGATTGCGCTCGTTGGAGGCGGCGTCTCGCCTGGAGGCGGTACCGGCGGGCGCTGAAGTGCGGCCAACGCGGCGGCGTGAACTTGATCCTCGTTGACCGCGGGCGCGGCGAGCGCAGCGGCGGTCGCAGGGTCCACTTCGCCCTTGAGCTGGATCGTGAGCTTCGGCATGATCGCCGGGGGCGGCGCGCCAGCTCCGGGGGATCCCGGCGGAGGCACGTTCGGGATGAAACGGTCTGGGTCGGTTTCGTCCCCCATGCGCTTCATGGTCTCTTTGACGAGTTCCGTCAGTGAGGTAGCCATAGCCTTGTCGCCCACGGCCAGGGCTTGGCGAATCTGTACGATCATCTTCTCGATGAGGGGCAGGATGGTCGCCCATGCCTGCTGGTCGCTCTGATGCATCGGCTTGCCGGTAGTGCCAGCTTCGATCTTGATTTCGACAAGCGTGAACAGGTCCTCAATGGACATACCTTCGGGCCAGAACGCCTTGGGTCCTGCCATACGCTGCGCTTCGGGGATGGTCAGACACTGCAACGCCTGCTGCGCGGTGTACTGCGCAAGGTCGGTGAGCATGTCTTCAAGGAAATCACGGTTGCACGACGTGCGGGCCTGCGTGCCGGCCTGCTGCACGTTGACCGCGGTAGCCGTCTCGGGGTTGCCGGGCGCGCTCATAGCGCCGGATAGCGCTTCCTGCACGCCGGAGACGCGTTCCATGTCGTTCAGAATCAAGGTCGGGTCGAAAACCCGCATATCGACGCTCTGAACCGGCTTCGGCGCGAAGATGTTCGCAAGGGGAATGGTTGGGTCCGCCGGACGCAGTGCTGTGTACTCCTGGTGCTTCGATTTTTCGAGCTTCCGGGCCTCGGACTCGTCCAGCATGGTTGCGTTGAACAAGACGCCGGGGATTGAACGCTCGCGAGTGAGCCGGAAGTTGCTTCGCGCGGTGCTGTACTCGTCCTGGAGCTTGTAGAGGCGCCAGGAAAGGGACTGCGCGTGCCGGTTTCCGTCTACCTCGAAGAATCCAAGGTAGAAATACGGGAAGAAACGCAATGAGGGGGTCGGCGGCGGATACGGCAATGCCGCCCACTGCTTGACGCCTTCAATCGTGGTGCGAATCAGCTTGTCTTTGCGGTTCCACTGTTCCAGTACGCGCACGAAGCAGGGCTCATCGGGCGATGACTGGCTCTGAACGAACGCCTGCGCGCTTTCGGCCGTCAACATGCCCTGCGGCAGCACGTTGTCGATGTCGCGCGTGGTCAATTCCTTCGGGGCTTGCTGGTAGAAGATCTTCGCGGACTTCAGGACTTCGGGCGAGAGACGATCAAAGCGCGCCAGAGCCTCATCGACCGACAGATACTCTTCGTTGGATATCCAATCGGCATCTAGATAGTCCTCGATCGCAGTTACGTTGGTCGCGATCTGCATGCGCTCACAAGGGACGAAGTCGATACAGAAGAGCTTGTTGATAGACAGCTCTAATTTCTCGGTCAGCGAAACTTTTAGCGCTTCGTTCTCCGCTACTGCCGCATCCACTTCGTCCTGAGACATTCCCTGTGGGTCTTCGAGGAGCTTCGACTGCGCCCGCAAATGTCCCAACGTCTCCTGCACATCGTTCAGCGCGGCTTCGGTCTGCGGCTGCGGAACCTTCTCGCTGATGAGGTTGCATTTTATCCATCCTTCGCCGCATGAGAGTACGCTGCGGACAGCTTTGCGGGCCTGCTTCT